TCGGCGGGGCCGCGGACGCCGTGGCACTTGTCGTTGCCGTAATCGAACCCGAGATGGGGACGGGCGTGCCGCCTGCGACACCCTGCATGGACAGCACGTCAGCTGAGGAAGCGCCCGCAGTGCCGAGTGCCGGCTGCTTGGCGGCGGTTGCCGCCGCGCCCAACGTGCCAAAGTTGGCCGTGACGGTCCCAGAAACCGGAACCGCGGATTGATCGCTCGCGATGACGACTGGTAGCGAGGACGCTGCCGGAGCTTGCCCGCCCGGCGGCAGCGTGTTGATGGTCGTGCCGGTGCCGGGCGTGACGACAAGAGTTGGAAGAGACATATCGGCGTGTCCCTAAGCGGCTATGGCAGCGATCAAGCCGCTGTTGGATGCGATGGTGAAATCGGCGGCGGGAGCCGAGATAGTTGGCAGAACGACGACCGGTGCTGGCACCGGCGCTGGCTGAACAGGAATGGCCGGAATAGCCAGTGGGGCAGGAAGCGGCCTATTCTGAGATGGCTTCGTCAGTGCCGTTCCGGTCGCGACCGAAAGGTTGAACACCGCGCGTCCGACCGTGCCGCGCATGTCGGCGAGCGTGGCCTGGTCATAGGCGGCCGTGGCGAGGCCCATAAGCGCGGTGACGAGATCGCCCGCATATCCAGCGGGGTCGGCAGCGTCGAGGCTTCCCACGGCCCCGGCGAGGCCGGTGTCGATTTCGGTTACCAGCGCGAGGCCCGCCGACACCAGGGCAGCCTTGCGCAACGGCGTGGCGGTCTTGATCGGGGCTGCGTCCTGTACCGATGCCGACAGTAGCGCGAGGTCGGACGTGATTTGCGCCGGGATCATGCGTGACCGATGCCGCCCTGACCGAGCGGGACCGAGTTCGCGACATTGGCGGCGGCAACACCGCTGGCGCCACCGAGGTCCGAACCGATCAGGCTGTCGATCGAGGATACGGCAGCGCCTGATCCGCCCGGATTGTCGACGGGCGTCAGGGTCAGCGACGAATGGATCACGTTGGGGAACTTCTCCACCTTCCACGTGTGCGACACGATGACGACGATGCGGGCTTCCATGCCGTTGGAGTAGGGATAGGGCAGACCGGAAATCCGCATCTGATCCAACAGCAGGACGTCGTCCGCCGAACCCGAGCCGACGTGCAGCACCTCGAATGAGCGGTCATCGTCGTCCGGCCCCATGGCATCGATGATGCGGTCCCCGCCCGGAAGCCGATGAATTCGTAGCTGTTGCTTGCCGCCACCGGGAAGCGTCTCGGGTACCGCGAAATCGGTAAACAGGAAGGGTCCGAGCGCGAGGACGTCGTTGGGCAAGGGGTCAGCCGATCTTCGCCATGACGTTCTGTGCCGTCCCGTTGACGGTTTTGACGAGATCGAAATTGCCGCCCTGGTCGGGATCGCCGCCGTAATAGGCATTCTTGCCCGTGGCTGGCTTCATGCTGATCCTGCCATCGGTGTGGTGCTTGGTCTGGGAACCGTTCTGGCCGAGCACGGTCACGCTCTTGTCGGCCGCGAAGAAGACCTTGTTGCCACTCTCGTGCTGTAGCAGCATCTCGCCGCTCTGCACCTGAGGCGGCGTTTCTGGCGTCGAGAATTGGCGATGATGCGCGACCATGACGTCTGGGTCGCCACCGTCCTGGTGAAGATCGAAGACCTGACCGTCGAGCTTTTCGGCCGAGCCAACGCGCGGCCCAACGAGGACCCCGTAGCCGTTGCCGACGTGGACTGCAGCGACAGGAACCCATCCCGACTCGATGCCATGCGGCTGAATGATTCCCTTTACGGCGTGGGTCTTCGGATTATAGGCCGTGCAGACGAGGGTTGACTTCAACTGCGACCGGCCCATCACCTCGTGGACGATGCGCCGGATGTGGTTGGTAAATTCGTCTACGTCGGTCACGCAGAGCCTATCCCGCCCGACCCGACCGGGGTCGTCACGGGCGAATTACCGATTCCCGGCGGGCGCGGCGGCGGCAGTGGCGCAGTGTTCCGCGTCGAGCCGGTATCGTCGGTGCCGGAGCGGCCGGATTTGGCGATCTTGCCCTCGACCGTCATCTCGGAGCCGTTCCACGAGGTCGTAATCGTGACCGAGTCCACATCATAAAGCTGATCGAAGATCGTGCCGGTTCCGCTGAGGTTCAATTTCATGCGCGGCGTGACTGCAAGATCAGTCGGAGCCTCGACCGTGATTGAGCAGTCGTGGCGGATGGCATCCTTGAGACGCGAGGCAGCGATCTTGTCGACCTGGGCTTGATTGCGGCCATTGTGGTGATGCTCGACCGCTACCGTGTCCGATCCGATGCCGCCGGCCTGGGCCACACCGTCATAGTGCTTAGCGTCCTTGTGGTTCCAAGAGCGCACAGCCATCTCGTGCGGCTTCGCGGCTGTCATATTGCGCTTCGTGGTAAGCGTGGTGCACGTGGCGACTCCCACCCGCCCTTGTCCATCTGGCGGCACCCACTGGACGTCGTAGGTGTTGGCGTCGGTGCCCTTCGGCTCAAAGACGAGATCTGAGCCGTCGACGTACCAGCGGAAACCTTCACGACCAGCGAGGCGAGACAGGATCTCGTGGTCGGAAAAGTTCAGAACGTGGTGGACCGTGTCCTGGTCGTAAATCTTCCCAGCAAAGTCCTGCCCCGCCGTGACGGCGGCATTCAGCCCGTGGTCCTGCGCGATAGTCGAGACGATGTCACCGGACTTCTGGTTCTTGAATTGCTGCGAGCGACGCTTTTCCGTGAGGGTCGCGCCCTTGTCGCGGCCCGACACCGACACCGTGCATCCGGCCCAATCGATCTTCGGCTCGTCGACGCGGCCGGTTATGACCGAGACTGGATCGGCGCCGTCAAGCGACATCATAACTTCGACATCGACCGGCTGATAATCGGCCCATTCGGCATAGCCGTAGCCGGCGGCAGCGGTTTCGTCGACACTCAGTTCGGCAGAGAACGTATCGGATGAGCGCTCGCTCTTGCGCGTGACGGTCGCGGTGAGGCAAGGCAGCATCGCGCCCCCGAGTGACAGCCACGCGCGCGGGTAACGCACGCGTGACAGTGAGCTGGCGCCGAGGAAGGCCATCAGGCGACATCACTCAGGGGCGTCCCCGGCGAGGTATAGTGCCCGTGCGGGTCTGGACCACCCATGCTGTTCGGGAACCGCATGGCGGATGCCTGGTGCTTCGTGACGACTTGGGCGATCTTCTTCCCATCGAGGTAGATGTGGTGCTGTTGCGGCCTGGTGTCGTTCATCGCCGTTGTCATGTTGCCGCCCGCCGGTACACCCGGACTCACTTTGCGGGGTGGAGGAGCCGAGACGGTAGCAGCGGGCCGGCCGGCCGAGACGCTTCCAGGAACAGCCGACATGCCGCGAAGCGTACGAGCCGTGAAGTTGTCCATGCCGGTGCGGGAATTGTAGCCCTCCGCCCGCTCAAACTGTGACGCTCCTGTAGCAGCACCGAGCGCCGATCCGGAGTTGAGGTAACCCAGCGCGCGGTTTTCGGAACCATGCAATTCGCCGAGCGCGTGGCGTAGTTGCCCGTCGAAATCGCCGGGAAGTCCGGCCTTACGAGCGCCGAGCCATTGCCCGATGCCGCTCGCGCCGATGCCGTTGACGGTGGATGGACCGCCGCTCGCCTCGACGTTCATCCATCGCGAGACGAGCGCCTTGGCGCCGAGTTCGGAGACGCCGCCCTTCATGAGCACGTCAACCGCGTGAGACTGATGATCGGTCGTCCACCAGCCGTGCGTGCCGGGGTTAATGGGGCCGCCAGCCCCACCACCAAATCCGCCTCCGCCTCCGCCGTAGCTGGCGTTGGTGAACCCGCCGCCGCTACCTCCGATGCCACTCGCGCCCACACCACCACTCATCGCCACGCTGGCCAGCGCCCGCGCCGCGCCGATAGCGGTCTGTGTCAGAATGTCGAGGGCTGATCGAAGCCCAGAGGAGCCAGTGCCGAGACCGGCGAAGTTGTCGTTTAGCGCACTGGACCCACCATTCAACCCATCGAACGACGCCTTGACGATGCCGGTGGACGTGGTGAGCTGGCCGAATTGCCAGACGTTCAGCTCTTCCTGCTTTTGCAGCACTCCGAGGCCTGCGGTCGCGCGCTCGATCGCTCCCGACATGTCGATACCGGCCGGCAATCCCAGTCTTCCGGCAATGGCCGTGGAGGCCTGCCCGGTGACGCCGGAAAGGTTGAGGCCTGGGATCGTCGCTCCCTCTGCCGCATGGGCCGATGGCATGATCGCGTCTTTGAGGACCCCGCCGATCGTCTTGTCGCCGAAGATCGGATGATCCCACGGATTGTAGGATTGCGCTTTTTCGTGCTGTTCAGGCGTTGACTTGAAGAGCCATGGCACGAACCCGTCGATCGCAGCCTTGCCACTTTCATAGATCAAATAGGCAGGAAACAGCGACAACACTGACGGTTTCCCACCCGTCGCGGGAACCGAAGTGCCGCTGCCGGGCGTCCCGCCATGCGCCGCTCCGCCACCAAGCGCCGCCGCGGCCTCTTTCAAAGCCAGTGCGGACGCATCGAGAGCCGTGGCCGCGCCCGACAAAGCAGCACCTCCGCCACCGAAGCCGAGCATCCGTGCGGCGCCGTAGCCGGTCAGCCCGAGCGCGGCGACGCCGGCTCCCATCGCCCCGACCTTCGTCAGGTCTGGATGAGCTTCCATGGCCTGAGCGAAAGCGTTGATGCCCGATGTCAGCTTCGTGAGAACCGCGATGGCAGGGTCCACCAACGGACCACCGAGCGCCGTCAAGAAATCCTCGGTCTTCTTGTGAAGAGCATCCATCTTGAGAACAGGATCGGTGTTCTGCAGGATACCGACAGCATCGGCCGGCACATTGTCCCGATAGTTCATTTCCTTTTGGATTTGCGCCCGCGTTCCGGGTTCCAGCAACGCTCGCATGAACCCCATCGTCGACTTGTTCGACCCAACCGCATTTACGAACTCGTTCATCGCCTTCTGGCTCGACGTGTCGATGCCTTGGGCCTGCAGCTTAGCGAGAATGCCCTTGCTCCATTCCCATGCGTTTTCGGGCAAGCCAGCCGCGAACTTGCTGTTCGGATTCAGATGCTCTCCGCCTTTGTCGGAATAGGTGTCACCCGGTTCGGTCAGGCCATATCGCTCCAATCCCAGCACCGCCTTGGATGTAACGACGCCTTGCGCGTAGGACCGGTTCAGCATGTAGTCGGCGTTGCCGAGCTTTGACGCCTTCATGATGTCGCCGATGATCGGCGCTACCACAGTCGCCATGCGTTCGTCGAAGTTCTGCGCCGCGCCGCCGCTGTTGTTCGTCAACGCGAACAGCGCATTGCCGTCGAACAAACCGCGCGACGCGACCATGGTTCGCATCAGTTCTTGCGTATAATGTTTGACGTTGGCTTCACGCTCTTCCGGTGTCTTGCCGCGCTGCGTGACGCCGAGTTCTTCCAAGCCCCGCGCGAGGTTCAGGATTTGAGTGCCGCCGTTGAACTTGGAATGCAGACCCTCGGCCTTGACCGACTGCATCCCCATCTCGGCAACCGAAAACGTGGGCAACAGCTTCATCGACTCGGCAAGGTCACCGGTCACCTTGTTCAATTCCAGGATGTTCTTGAGGCTGTCCGTGGCCGACGCGTTAGGATTTGCCCCGGCATTGGCCCACGCGGCTTGTTTGGCTTCACCGACCTGAGTATCGGAGAACCCGGCGCCCTTCATCCCGGACGCCCAATGCTCGAAATCGAAGCCCGCCTCGATCCCCTTCTTGAGAAGCTCACCAATCACCAGACCACCGACCAACGGCGCCATGCCGTCCCCGCCTTGGCTCATCCCGAGGTGCGCGCCTGGAATGGCCATGCCATGCGGGCGAAAGTGGAAACCGCCATGGGCCGCGTTGTTCTGATCGTGGGCCGCCATCGTGCGGGTGCGCAGCGATGCCCCGCCCGTTGTCGTGACGGCCTGTCCCACGCCTGAAACGGGGGCAACCCCGGCCGCCCGTACCGAAGCCGCAGCGGCCTCATCCGCCATGCCCTTCATGCGAAGGGTCGCGGCTTCAAGGGCGGCGTCGAGCCGTCCGATACTGCCGAGCGCTGCGTCGACCGAGGCGCTGGCACCCTCGCTCAGGCCCGTCCATAGACCCGCTGACGCAGCTTTGACCGCATCGAATTCGGCGGTCGCACCTTTGGATAGGTCACCGAGCGCGGTGAGAGCGCCGCTTACGGCTGCTTTGGCGTCGGCGTCGAGTTGCCCGAAAGCGCCGCTCGCTGCCAGCTTAACCGCATCGAACTCGGCTACCGAGCCCTTAGACAGACTGGCCATTGAGCCAAGCGCGGCCTCGGCTGCACCCTTCGACTCAGCATCGATCTGACCGAACACGCCACCCGAGGCGAGTTTGATGGCGTCGAAGCTGCCGAGCGCGCCCTTCTCCATCCGGCCGAACGACGCAATAGCCTTGTCGGCCGTGGCACCCGTGGCGACCGAAAGCCGGTCAAGCTCACCCGTGGCCTTGGTGACGACTGTGCCGAGCCCGATCTTGTCGAGTGTGCCCTGGAGTCCGAGCGCCTTCTTCTGTGCGCTCTCAAGCCCGCCGATGAGGCGGCGCAAGGGACCGTCGAACTCATCGACGAGGCGGAAGACGGCGCCTGTGCTGAAAGTCTCGTTCAAACCCTGGCTCCCGGTGTCAAGGCGCGGACAGCGGTCTCGGCGAGCGCCGTCGCCAGTTCGGACTCGATCAGCATCAGGGCGGGACCGAGGAAGGGTCGCGGTGGCACCCTGCTTGTTCCGATCTCGTGATAAACCGAGATGGGGTCGGTGCTGCCGACAATGCCCACGACTTCACGGAAACCACTCTCGGCTTCGCCTGAGATGCTGTCCCGAAGATCGCCATCACGGAGGAGCGGCGCTGGAACAGGATAACCCAAAGCGGATTTCTCGGCGATTGTTGAGGCCGCCAATTCGGGCCACCCTTGCTGCTGCTCGCCAATGAAGCTTTTAGCCTTTTTGGCCGCCGCTTCCATGCCGAGCCTCACCTCGCGTTCGAGGCCGAACTTCAACGCAAGTTGGTTTCGCTTCAGGCCAGCGATCACGTCGGCGAGGGGTGTCATGGAGTGCCATCCCTTAGTTCTGGGACGAGAGGTAGACGTGCCGCATCCATCGTGTGACCGTTCTGCGGTCCGAGAAGCCAGGACACGCCAACCGGCGTGATAGCGAACTCGGCGTCTACTTCAGGATACAGATAGGTGTCGTTCATTCCTGCCGGCATCCGCTCACCGCGATCAACTTCGGCTTTCATGCCTCGCACCGCAGCCCCGAACATGGTGACGGCGAACTTTTCGGCCTCGGAATAGGACGAAGAGGTGAGGGCGCGAACTGACGCAGCGGCAAGATTGACCAGTCGCGGTGCAACTCCTTGAAACTTGTCGTAGGTATTTGTGTCAGTAGTATCAATCTCAGCCGAGAACGATTCAAACTGATTTTGAGGACCGCAGGATAAACCACCGTCCAGACCTACAATACCTTTCCAGGAAAACTTCTTTCCGATACCTGGGTCATCACGTTCTTGAACGAACGGGTCAGCTTGCGCGACCTTACCGCCACCATCGCTGATGGCATCAGTCAACCGATGGCGAAACTCGGTGCATGTGAGCAAACTGGCGTGAACGGTCGTTGCCGACAGAAACACAGCCAGGGTCGCGGCAATTGATAAGCGCATGGCGTTCCCTCCGATGAGGGAACGAAGGAAAGCACCGATAGGAGCGCAGCGCTAGACGGCCTATGCGCCACGGTTGACTCATTCAAGCCGCAAATGCCATGTTTCCGCCCCTATCTCAGGGAGAGAGCCATGCGCTTTACGGTCGCCGCCGCCATCCTTCTGATCGCCTGCTCTCCGTCGCTCGCGCGATCGAAGCCAGCCTGTCACGACGCGGGTGGGACTTACGTCAACATCTCGGGCCACGTGATCCAAGACCCCGCATGCGTTTCGCCATCGGTCCACCTGCAGGGTGAGTCGGCGATATGCAGGGATGGTTCGCATTCAATGTCGGAACACCGACGTGGGACATGCTCGCGGCACGGTGGAGTGGCACAGTGAGAGTAGGATCAACCCCCTTCGCCTGCCATTTACCGCCTGAAAAGCTTTTGGTCCAACCCGCTCTGACGGATCATCGCCTTTAGCGTCCCGGTTGGGATTTCCCGATCCCGACCGTGAGGCGAGATGTCGACGAAGCGAACGTTTCCGCCGATAGTGCCCCGCCACCTCTGATGGCTGGATCCATCGTGCCTATGCAGCGTGAACCCGAACTCGGTTAAGATCTCGACGAAACGTGTATACGTGCAAATCAGCTTGGGCACGACGTTCCGAAGGCGGCAAGCTGTCGGTCGTCATGTCGTGGCCAGATAGCAGCCATCGCCAGGCCGGCCCGCCACGCTACCGAAACCCACCATGGAGACCTCCTATTCAGAAGCCGTTCGCGCGCGTCCGGCGCCTCGGCAAGGGCATCCTTGACGTAAGTGGCGACAGCGTCCTGAAGGCGTTGCCTCACCTCGATTTCAGAGGTGGCGTTGACCGAGATGTCCAAGCTCGTGCAGATTGCTTCCCATTGGTGGCCTCGCCCCGCAGCATAGCAGCGCAGATACCGGGTCCGCCCGATCTTCGGTTCGCTCATCGCACTCTCCCGTCGCATGGCCGATCGACGTGCCCGGACGGCTTGCTGGTCCGAAGGGGCATGACAGGATGTAGCGCGGAAGGGTCACGAACTCCAGAGGGATGCCTCCACCCCTAGTCGGGGAGTCGTTCAGCCAGCTTCTCATGTAGGCGGTGTAGGTCCACGTTGCAGAGGAGCAGGGCGATCTCCTCGAATCGGCTACCGAGCGCGTCCTCTAACGCCGCAATCACCTCAGTGACTTCGGCGTCGAGGATCTGGTACCTCTGTTGCCGATCCGAAAACGGCCTTCCGGGCTTGGTTTCGGACGCGCGAGGCTGAGATCGTTCGGCCTTCACGGCCTCGACCTTGGCCACCTGTTCGTCAGCCGGAACCGCAGCAACCTTCAGCAGAGCGGACTGGTTCTTGTCGAGGCCGGCTTCGCGTGCCGCTTGCTGGGCCGCAGGCGATATAGCGTCGATCTTGACAGCACGCTGAACGTCCCGTCGCTTCACGCCGATTTTTTGAGAGGCGGCGCTTATGCCAGAGTGCTTGCCGCGACCGCCTTTGGAAACCTGCGCAAGTTGCGCAGGTTTTTCCACAGCCGCAGCTTCTTCCTTCTCCGTCAGCCTAATCCACTCGGCGATGTGCTGAGACCGTTCCAGGACCGTCAACTCCGAGCGATGCAGGTTCTCCGCGATCTCCCAGAGCCGGAACTCGTCCTCGGTGCCGTAGACGAAATTCATGTTGATGTAGGGCCATTCCAGACGACGGGCCGCTTCAAGCCGATGCCGGCCGGCGACGAGGATGACGTCCTCGCCATCCCCAATGATACGAAGCTGGATGGGGGTCATCTGCCCCATTCTCGTGAACGACTCCATCATGTCGAACACGCGCTGTTCGTCCATGTGACGAAGCCGGTCGGGAACCGTAACATCGTTCGGTGGGATCTTCTCCGGCTTATCGACGGTCAGCATCACTGAACCTTCGGGAAAGGTTCGGCACCGGCCGCCTCGCTCGTCTGCCAGCGCAAGTACCGCGGATGCTTCCCGCTGCAATGCGCGTTCCACGCCTTGATTGCGAGAGCCGCAATCTCGGTGCCGGGCAGCTTGGCCTTCTCTCCCTTGTTGGCGATGAGACGCTCACGCAGCTTATGACGAGTATCCTTGTCATTGGCAGCGCCGATGCCAGTGCAGAGGAACTCGAAGAAACCATCCGCCTTGTCCGCGTCTTTCAAGGCGAAGACGTAATGCAGAAAGATCGCGAGCGATGGATCCATGAGATGCGTCTTATTCGCCATGATCGAGCCGGCCGATACCGAACCGCGGATGTTCGGATGCTCGGTAAGCAGGTTCAGCCCGTCGAGATGCGTCAATGGCGGCGCGGAGAAGCCATGCAGATACTTCTTCAGCCAGTTGAGGGCACCCGCAACCGTCGTCGCATTTTTCTCGCCGGCGATCGAGAGTACGTCTGCCAGCGTCCGCTTCGCGCCGACGCCCGTCACCTTGAATGCCTTGCGCGGAACACCGAAGGTCAGGTGCGTCGTGAACGGCACCCCGGCCATGATGCAAGCCTTAAGACGGGTCTGGCCGTCGTTGAGAATACCTTCGTCCGAGAAAATGATGGGCTCGCCGGTCTCTTCCCAGGCTGAGGCCTTCATATCTTTCGCATAGCGGCCCGCCCGTACCATGCTCAGCGTCCGGTTGCCGGTGTTGGTTTCCAGCATGATTTCCGCCTGCCAGGGCAACACTTGACGCGTGACCCGAGTGTTGCTGCCGAGCAACGTGGTGAACCAAGACCGAAAGGTGTTCATCTCTTTCTGACTTGGAGACGAGCAACCCTCTCTCACTTGGACCGAGGTCGAACGGTCGAGTCCTTTTGCTTCCATCAACATGGTTTCAGTCCTCATCAGCGCCGGCCCGCCAGGCCTGAAGCGCGCAGGTGGTCGTTGTGCGACCAACCGGGCTGATGAAGCTCGGAAGTGTCGCGCTTTTAATCCCCACTGGCGATGGGGAATTTCGGTGTTCGGTTGTTCAGCCCAGCGGGCACCCCACCGCGCTGAGCACCACGGCCGCACGGGTCGAAGGTTGCGGGGCATCAGGCCAACCGGCGAGGGGTCGGCCGCGACTCGGGAAGTTGAAGTGATAGTCGGCACCCGGATTATCCATGTGGGTGCAACCTTCGATGCCCTGGGCCAACCGGACGTCGTATCCGGCCATCTCGTAGGACAGCATCCGATGCTCGTAATGCAGCCAGGCCTGATAGCTCTGCATCAGGTCCATGGTGACCGGCACCGCGGCTTGCGTGGGCTTGCCCAGGATGGCTACCGAGCCGCCGATGAGCGGCAGGGTAGCGAGACCGCGGAGGAAGCCGCGGCGATCGTGCGGGGCCATCTCAGGCCGCCAGCGCGAGGCGGTTGATGGCCCGGACGCGGACCACGGTGCTGATCACCGCGTTCTCGAACTCGCCATAGCGGACGCCCAGGAAGGCCTTGACCTTCGCCGTGTCGATCCGACCGGCGATCTGCTCGGTCACGGTGACGGTGAATTCGTCGCCCGCCAACTCCTCCACCTCGCGGCGCTTGGCCTCGGTCTTGAGGGCATCCAGTTCGGACGTCGCGGCCTTAGCGATGGCATCGGCCCGACCAAGCGCGTCGGCGAGGGCAGCATCGGACAGGTTGTGGAAACGAGACGGGGCTGTGATATTCTTGGAGGTAGCCATTGCGATGCTCCTAGCTCGCGGTGGTTAGGGCTGCCTTGGTGTTTCCAGCACCTTGGCGGCCCGTCTTATTTGTGATATCGCGTTTGCATGAGCACGTCAATAGGCGATATCGCGAAAAAGAAGCGCGGACGAAAAAAAACCACCGGCCTTGGCGCTGGCGTCATGGTGCGCCTTCACGCGCCTGTGTTGCCCGCCCTCGACGCCTACCTCTCGGCTCTCCCCGACACTCCCTCGCGGCCCGAAGCCATCCGCCGCATCCTGACCGAGGCGCTGTCCGCCAAGGGCTATCTGGCGGAACCGGATAAGCCGGAGCGGGCGGATTGATCGAGAAACGCTGGTACGCACCGCTCCTCACTGCTCTCAT